AATAAATTAAACAAACCTAACAAAAAACACATCATTATAACAAGGAGAATTCAATGGCTATAAGTCTAATTTCACCAGGAGTTAAGATTACCGAACAAGATTTGGTATCTTCTTCTCAAGCAGTTTCTACAACAGCAGGTGCCATTGCTGGTCAGTTCCGTTGGGGACCAATCAACGATCCAACACTAATCACATCAGAAACAGAATTGGCAGTACAATTCGGTAAGCCAAATGCAACAAACGTTGTAGATTTCTTATCGGCAGCCAATTATTTGGGCTACTCAAGTCCTCTGTTCGTTGTTCGTGCCGCTAACACAGCATTGAACGCTACAGCAGAAGCGACAACAGGTTCTGGAACATCAGGTACTGGTCTATTAATCGCAAACGATGATGCATATTTAAATGCCGCATCTTTTGACAATGGACCATGGGCGGCTCGTTATGCAGGCGATTTGGGCAACTCTTTAAAAGTTTCTCTCTGCCCATCTAGTGCCGCATGGCAGTCTACACCAGCAGGTGGTGTTGCTGTTACTGCTGGTTCTACTTCAGTTACAGGTACAAACACAACATTCACTACAGAATTGACAGTTGGTGACGTATTAGTTATCAATGGTCGTTCTATCAAAGTTGCATCTATTGCAAGCAACACAGCGTTGACACTTGCCGAAGCACACTTGACTGGTTCTGCAAACACAGGATTCACACGCCGTTGGGAATACTTCAGCGAGTTTGATTCTGCACCAGGAACATCTACTGGCGCAGGTGCATCAGGCGCTTCTAATGACGAATTGCACGTTGTCGTTGTAGACCAAGATGGTTTAATCACAGGCGTTGCAGGTACAGTTCTTGAGAAGTACGGCTACTTGTCTAAAGCATCTAATGCTAAAGCAGAGTCTGGTGGTACAAACTACTACAAGAATGCTATCAATGATCGTTCTAACTATGTCTGGTGGACAGATCACGATACATTAGGTTCAAATTGGGGTAATGAATTCATTACTTCTGGTTCCGCAGTAACATACTCAGCAATCGCTAAGCCAAGAAACTATTCTTTAGCTGGTGGTTCAGATGGCAATGCAATTACTGATGGTGATCGTTCTACTGCTTATGGCTTGTTGGCTAATAAGCAAGAAGTTCCAGTTTCTATCATTATCGCAGGACAATCTACAGCAACTGTAATCAATAGAATTACAGCAGACGTTGCTGAAGTTAGAAAAGACGTTATTGTTGCAATTTCTCCAACACGTGCATCCGTTGTAAACAATGCTGGTTCAGAAGCAGGTTCTATTGCTACATGGGCTGACACAGTTACACGTTCCACATACGTTGTTGCAGACAGCGGCTGGAAGTATCAGTATGACAAGTACAATGACACATACGTTTATGTTCCATTGAATGCTGACACAGCAGGTTGCATTGCACGTAATGACACATCACGTGAGCCATGGTTGTCTCCAGCAGGCTTTACAAACGGTCGTGTTCAAAACTTGGTAAGACTTGCTTTCAATCCAAACCAAGCTGAAAGAGACACATTGTACAAGTATGCTATCAATCCAGTGTTCACACAAGTTGGTCGTGGCACAGTATTGTTTGGCGACAAGACATTTACATTGAAGAACACTTCAATGAATCGTGTTAACGTTCGTAAATTGTTTATCGAATTACAGAAGACAATTGGATCTGCCGCAGACAATGTATTGTTCGACCAGAATGATGCTACAACAAGAGCAGGTTTTGTTAACTTGATCGTTCCATACCTACGTAGTGTTCAAGCACGCCGTGGTATCACAGCATTCAGAGTTGTTTGCGATGAGCGTAACAATCCAGAAGATGTTGTAAATGCTAACGAATTTGTTTGCGATATTTTCGTACAACCAATTCGCTCTGTAAACTTCATCCAACTCAACTTTGTTTCTGTAAGAGGTAACGCTACATTCTCTGAAATTGCCGCATAAATAATACAGAATAGATAAAGGAGAATTATATGGCAATTACAACACTCTCTAATTTGACAGCGGCACTCAAAACGGGTGCCCGTTCAAATCTCTTTAGAGTAACATTACCTACAGCATCTTTGGGTGGACAAGAAGAAAACTTTAGCTATCTATGTAAAGCGGCACAACTTCCAGGCTCTACTGTGGGTCTGATTGAAGTGCCGTTCATGGCAGGTCGCCGTTACAAGATTGCTGGAGACAGAACATTTGCTGACTGGACAACTACTGTATTGAATGACCAGAATCAAAAAATCAGAGAAGCATTAGAAGACTTGCAGAGACTTTATGCACCAACTAACTACAATAGTGAAGAAGGTAAGTCTCGTTCTGGTACTTCAGAAGATGATTTCAACACAATCACAGTAGAGCAACTTGACAATGCTGGACAGAATGCAACTTATGTGTATTCGTTAAAGAATTGCTGGCCAAGTGATATCAGCACTATTGACTTGTCTTACGATTCAACAGACACAATTGAAGAGTTTACTGTCACATGGTCATATGACTACTTTGTGTTTGGCGATACAATTGCAGACGTAACATAAGGAAAATAAAAAATGGCGACAGAATCATTTTTCAATGTCTCTACATTCAGAGATAAACTAGCAGGTGGTGCAAAGCCAAACTTATTTCAAATGAGTTTGACTGCGCCAGCGTCTATTGGCTTGGACAGCACAATTGCTGATAACTTTAAAATCTTGTGCAAATCTGGTGCGATTCCATCATTCACAGTTGGTGTGATTGAAGTTCCATTCAGAGGTCGTAGAATTAAAGTTCCTGGTGATAGAACATACGCAGAATGGACAGCAACAATTGTTAACGATGGCGAACAAAACATTCGTAAGTTCTTCGACAATTGGTTAAAGTACATTAACAATCCTAACGGAACAGAAGATATCAGAACTACAGGTGACGATGATTACCGCACAGTTATTGAGATTGCACACATGAAAACTAATGGTAAGACTAGCCGTGTTTACCAGTTGATTGATGCATTCCCAACAGACGTTTCTGCTATCGATGTTTCTTACGATACTACAGACGCAATTCAGGAATTTACTGTAACGTTCCAATATCACTATGTGACTGTTGGTGAAACAGTTGATGCAGAATCTGATGCAGTAGCTTCTTCAGACTCAACGTCTAGCATTACAGCATAAATTTCTAAATCGAATGAAATTTACGCAATATAAATAATTGCGTAATAGTGTCAACAATGGGGGCTATTACGCCCCCATTTCTTTTTAGAGAGACCCATATATGGCAATAAAACTTTTTGGATATACAATTGGTAAAGAAGACAAAGAAGCACAAGAGTTAAAATCTTTTGTTCCTCCGTCTGATGATGATGGTTCTGTAGCCATTTCTGGTGGTGGTGTTTATGGTACATACATCGATTTAGAAGGTCAAATCAGAAGCGATGCTGATCTGATTAAGAAATATCGTGAAATGGCGATGCAACCAGAATGTGATGCCGCAGTAGAAGATATTGTTAATGAATCTTTAGTATTTGGACAAGGTGATTATCCAGTTCAGATTATTTTAGATGACTTAGAACAACCAGAATCAATTAAGAAAAAAATTCGTGATGAATTTTATTACATTATGAAGCTACTCGACTTCAACAATCAAGGCTACGATATTTTCCGTAGATGGTATGTTGATGGTCGTTTGTACTATCATATGTTAATTGACGAAAAGAATCCTAGAGCAGGATTAAAAGAAGTTCGTTACGTTGATCCACGTAAGATTCGTAAAGTACGTGAACAAAAGAAAATAGATAAGCGCCCATTAGGAACATCTAATGCTGCCGCACAAGCACCAGAATATCACGAATACTTTTTATACTCAGACAAAGGATTCATGCGTGATGGTTCACAAGGCGTTAAAATTGCAGTAGATGCAGTTTGTTATACCAACTCAGGTATCACAGACAAAGATGGTAAGATTATCATTTCGCATTTACACAAAGCAATTAAACCACTCAATCAATTACGTATGTTAGAAGATGCGACAGTTATCTATCGTATCTCACGTGCGCCTGAACGTAGAATTTTCTACATTGACGTTGGTAACTTACCTAAGATGAAAGCAGAACAGTACTTGCGTGAAATCATGCAGAAGTACAAGAACAAAATTGTTTATGATGCTAACACTGGTGAAATTCGTGATGATAGAAGATATCAAACGATGCTTGAAGATTTTTGGTTGCCACGTAGAGAAGGTGGTAAAGGCACAGAGATTACTACACTAGAAGGTGGACAAAATCTTGGTGAGATTGAAGACGTATTGTACTTTCAAAAGAAAATGTACAAAGCATTAAACGTTCCAGTTTCACGTTTAGAGTCTGACTCGGGATTCTCTTTAGGTCGTGCTTCTGAAATCACACGTGACGAATTAAAGTTCTCTAAATTCATTCAACGTTTGCGTTTAAGATTCTCACACTTGTTCGATAAGATACTTGAGACACAGTTATTATTAAAAGGTGTCTGTACTCGTAAAGAGTGGCAACAAATGAAAGAAGAAATCAGTTATGACTTCTTGTCTGATGTTCATTTTGCAGAATTAAAAGATACAGAAATTATGAAAGAGCGTCTTGCTCTTCTTGGTGAGATTGACCAATACGTTGGTAAGTATTTCTCAGTCAACTACATTCGCACTAAAGTTCTCCGTCAAACTGAAGATGACATTGAGCAGATGGATGAAGAGATGGAAGAAGATAAAGCAAACGAAGAAGATTTGCCAGAAGAACCTATTGCACCGCCACCTGCGCCAGCACCACAACAACTTGTTGTTAGTGTTAAGAAGGAAGAGAACGAACATCGTTTAGTTGATGATGCCGATCAAAGAGAGTTAGCAAAATCAATGACTGCATTTTTTGGCACATTAGTTGAAGAGGCTAAAGTTGACAAAGAAGGACGATAATTTTACAGACA